GCCGCGGTATCTGCGGTGGCGAGATCGACGTATATCTGCGGCATCGCGGTGCCCGCTCCGTTCACCGCTCCGGTCTTGTTGACCGTGACCTCCTCGTCGCGGAAGTAGAGGACGACGGAGACGGTCGAGGCGGAGAGGTCCACCACGCTTCCGTCCACGTCCTTGACGTTGAAGAGGATCCGGGGATTGCTCCCGGCCTTCACGTCGTCGATGCGGGGTCGATGCTCGAAGATCAAGGATTCACTCCTCCGGGTCTGCGAGGTCGGGGGTTGGACCCTTCCGATCCTCGATCCTCTTCTTGGCGGCCTCGGCTCGGGAGTCGATGCGGGCGTCCGACTTCGCGCCGACCGCCTCCGCCTGCTTCAACCGGGCGTCGAGGAGGGCCTGCTGTTCCGGGGTGAGTTCGCCGGTCAACTTCAGGGCCTCCCCCGCCCGGATGAGGTGCCCGAGGACTTCCGTGGCGGCTCCGAGGGCCGCGATGATCATGGCCGGGGTCATCGGTCGGACTCCTTGATGGGGGCGAGAGCGGTCTGTCGCATCCGCTCGATTCCGGCCGCCACCACTTCGAGCCACGACTCAAAGTCCGGGCCGCCTTCGGGGAGGTTTCGGCGTGCCACTTCGAGGGCAACCCGAGCCGAGATCGCCCACCCGTGAGCCTGCACCAAGGTCTCGTCGGTGATGACCTCGGACTCGTGCATGAACACCACGGAATCCTGAGCCGCGGTCAGGGTCTCCCGAGCCGCGATCCACCGCGACGTCGGAGAGGAGCCGCACCCCGCGAGGAACAGGAAGACGACGGGGAAGATGAAGGCGAGGATGGAATGCCTCATCGTCCGTCCTCCTCGTCCTTCGGGCGGATCCCCACGTCCTGTGAGGACTTGTTCCAGTCGCGCGAGGCGAAGCCGAGCCACGTCAGCCCGATCGCGAGGAGGGCGATCACGCCCATTTCCTTGGTGAGCGGCTGTCCCTCCGTCAGCGGGAGGATGACGCCCATGATGAGGACCGTGAGTCCGAGCCCCCCTCCCGCGAGGGTCGTCTGTGGGCTCTTGGTGATTCCGTCAACCAGAGTCTTGAACATCCCTGACCTTTCTCTGCGTGCGGAGGCGTCGGCGGTACGCGACCTCCTCCTTGATCATGAAGTATAGACAGTGTGCGATCCCGATGGTGAACCACAAGGCGCTGATCGCCCCGAAGATGGCCATTGCCACTACCAGAAGTTCGTACGTCACTGACGCCTCTCCCTCTCTAGATCGTAGATGCGCTTGGACAGGCCGTCCAATTCCCGCCTCAGGGCGGTGACTTCGGCCCCGGTCCTCTCCTGAGCCCCGAGGAGGGCCTGAGCCACTTCGGCCTGCCTCGTCACGATGGACGAGATCTCGGAGAACTTCTCTTTGTGGTTTCCGTCGAGACGGACGACGTCCCGGTCGAGACGTTCCGCGAACGACGTCAGGAAGATCACCTGAGCCCGTTGAGTCCAGATGAGGCCGCCCACGATCGAGATGACCGTCAGGGTGGTGGCCACGAGGGTGGCGACACGAGAGATCTGTGCGATGGTGGTGTTTTCGGAGAACTTGACCATGTTTCTTCCTCCGCGGTCCTCCGGGAAAGAGCCGCATTCGTGTATCAAAGGGTTTTCAGAAGGTTAGCACTCGTTGGGGGTTGGAGGAGGCAGACGGCTCGTCAGGAATGAGCAGCGGTCGCAGCGTGCACATCCAGTCCGCGTCGTCGCTCCAAGTTCCTCCGCTTTCGATCGTCCATTGGTTCTCCCACGGCTGCCTGCCAGCGATGAGATTCGCGTTGGCTCCGGCGATCCACTGCCCGCGACGTGGGGTCGTCTGCGAGCCGGGCGGGTTGAGGACGAAGCGATACCAGTTGTCCTTCAGCACGCGGTAGCACACCGATTGCGGGAACATGACCGCCAACGCCAAAGTCGGGATCGTGCCGCTTCCGGCCTGCGTCGGGAGTTCAAAGTCGATCAACTTCGTGCCGCCCGGCGCGGTCGCGTCCGCGTACAACTCCAACCTCGCTCCAGCGCCGGTGATTGCATCCGTCCTATTCACACAACCGACCACCCACGCATCAAACGGCAATCGAAACCGATTCCCGCGCCGATTCGTTCCGCCGCTGAACGTGCCTAGGTTCTGCATGGCGGCACCGACGACAGAACGACCGCCGACCCGAAGATATACGACGGCAAGGCTTCCGCTCTGCGTATATGCCGTGGCGAAGCCGTTTCCGGTCGATCCCCACTCGGCCGCGATAAAACTGGCGTTGCTCCAACTTCCACGCGACGCCTGCATGGTGACGAAGTTGGTGCCACCGCCATCGGCGTCGAAGAGGATGAGACAGTAGTTGCGGCCAGCGACGAGTGGAATCGACAGACCGGTCTTGATGACCCATTGGCCCGCGTCTCCCGTGGTGAGCGTGATCGTTCCGGACCCGATGAGGGTGATTCCGGGGATCCGGTTGCCGTTGAGTCCTTCACGAATCTCGAAGTCGATGACGCCGTCAGTCGATCCCCAAGTACCCGTGAAGGTGTCGGGCACGACGCCGATCTCGGTGAGGTCGCCCGTCTCGGGAGCCTTGAAGAAGAAACACATCGCCCTTCCGGACGTGCCGTAGACATAGCCTGCGCTCAGCGCGGAGGTAGAAAGGCCGGTATCGGTCGGCGCACCCACCCCGAACGCGGTGAAGAAGTCCGTATGGCCGGAACCGACGACGAACGGCATCGTCATCTCACTTCACCCCGATCGGATCGACGCAGGGTTTGTCCACGATCGCCCGGTACGAAGCGAGAGCCGTCTGCACCGCCTGAATCGCGACGATGAGATTCACCGCGTCCGACCCGGTGAGCCGGGAGACTCCTTCGGCCTCGCGCCCGTCCGCGATGATCTGGTCGCCGTTCGGGATCAGGACGTTCATCCCGTTGAACCAAGTCACCATCGCGGCGTCGATCTCAAGGTGCAGGGATCGAACCTTCGCGGCGATGGGGCGGATGACGTTGTTCGTGAATGCGATGGCTTGGGGGTTGTCGATTGGCATTGCTTACGCCTCGTTGTAGCCGAGCGAGACGACGATTCGCGTCCCGGTCGAAGGTGCGGGGTCGAGAGTGAAGATGAAGCCTTCCCCGGCCGACACCGCCCACGAGAGGCCGGTCGTCCGGACGTAGGACTGCGAGGAGAGGGCGACCGTCCCGAGCGTCGTGATCGTCCCGGCCGAGTTGATCTTCTTGATCGTGACCGTGCAGGAGCCGGAGACGCGGCCGTTGGAGTCGTTGAGGAGTTGGATCGTCGCGGTCTTCACGGTTCCGTCGTACTCGACGGTCCTCGGCGCGCTCTCCTGAACCGCCCACGCGGAATCACCCTTGAGGAACAGGGCTCCGGGGTCCGCCGAGTGCTTGCGTACCTCGATCTGCGTCCGCCACCCGGCCGCGTTCGTCTGCTCGGTCACGGTCGTCGCGAAGCCGCTGCCGCTCCAAGGGGCGCTCGCGGCTCGCGTGTAGTTGGCGATGATGCAGCGGTTCGTGCCGGTCCCGAACAAGGTGCAAGTGTCCCCGGCCGCGGTCAGGATGCTCGCGTTGCCTTGGCACGAGATGTTCACGCCGTCATGCGTGAGCGTGAGCGCGCCAGCAAAACGGAGGTTTCGCGTCTCGCCGTTCGTGATCGTGAACTGCGTGATGTTCGTCGTGCCGGTGATCCGGACGTTCGGAACCGTCGCCGAGAGACCGACCGTCGCGGCGCTCGCCACGTCCTGCCACGTCGCGAGCAGGTGATCCCAGACCGCATTCACGTTCGCCGCCGCGAAGATCGTGCGGCCGGTCGCGCCGCCACCGAGCGTCGTCTGCATCGCGGTGGGGGTCGCGTCAGCCAACAGGGTTCTGGCGAGGCTCGTCAGCACGTGCAGGGCCATCGCCCCCGCCCCGGTGAAGTGGACGCCGCGATCTGCCGCCCCAGTCAGTCCGTTGAGGGCCGCTGCGTTCGTGCCGGGGCTGATGGTGGCGATCGATCCGAGTTGAGTCGCGGACGCGCTTCCGTTGACGAGGAGACCCCCGAGCGGAAGGACCGCCTGCGTGGCGTTCGTCTTGGACGTCGCGAGGTGGTCGAGGTAGAGTTGAATCGTGTTGGCCGCGGGGTCGGCGGCCGGTGGAGTGACCGAGGCGTTCTTGAGGTCGGTCTGCGCCGAGATCGTCCCGGTGATCGCTCCCCACGTGGCCGAGCCCCCCGTCGCGGCGATCGTGACGTCGATCTCGTCGTTGATCGAATCGAGGGCGATCGACAGGGCGATCCCCGCCCCCTCGACGAAGTTCAGCCGCCTCGCCTTCAGATGCGACCCGCTGCCGTTGATCCGTGCGTGAGCCCGACCGACCTCCCTCGGTCCCGTGGCCGACTCCACGAACAGAGTCCCGTCCGTGACGTTGGAGATGAGTTCGCCGATCTCCGGGTCGAGGAGGGGGACGCCGTTCCGCGTGATCGTCGTCGCGGAGTCGGGCTCCCAACCGGCGAGGGACTTATAGGCCGGGATGACGGGAACTTCGATCACGGGAAGGGCTCCGGGTTGTACTGGTCGGCGATCCTACGCCATTCCTCGAACTGTCGAGCCGCCTGATCCGCGACGAACTGGAGGTATGCGAGGGCCACGACCTGCCCGTTGATCGGGCTGTATTGAGAGTCCCGAAGGTAAGGCATCAGGGCGTGGCCGTTCTCCACCGGGCCGATGAGGGATCGGGGGGAGCCGTCCGGACAATTCGGCAACTGCGATCCGCCGAGCGTGTAGTCGTGCCACACCTGCGAGGCGGGCCATCGAGCGCCGCCCGCGGATTGGAGCCACGGCACTATCGGAAGCGTCCAGTTGAAGAAGTGGTTGAAGTGGATGCCGCCGTTCGAGCCGTCTGGTGCCACTCCGTTCGGCCCCTGATAGTAGAGCCGCCCGCTCGGAGCCGTCGCAACCGAGCCGATCGGAGACCCCGCGGGCGACATCGGGACGCCGAGGAACATCCGCTCCCACCCGTACCGGGCGCAGTACGTCGCCAACTGGAGGGTGCGAGCCGTGCTGCTCGCCGCGGCCCCGGAGTAGTTCTGACTCAGGAGGTCGTATTGGTAATAGTACGCGGCGTCCCAGTTCCAGACGGCATCTGGTCTCGCGAGGTTCCCGGAGAAGTCGCTCTCATCGTTCGGATCGTTGGCCTTGAAGCACTCCTCGAAGAGGATCCTCACCCGCTCCTCGGGCGACGAGTCGAAGAGACCGCCCCAGTGGTTCTTGACGACGTACCGGCCCGCGGCCACGTCCACCGGCGAGCCCGCGTACCATATGAGGCAGTTCCCGTCCGGTGCGTGGGCGATAAGCGACGGATCGTTCGCGTAGGCGTTCTGGTTGGCGTTGAAGGTGTGCCGGATCTGCCCCTTCCCCCACCGGCTCATCCAGTACAGATACGACTCGAGGTTCAGATACGGGGGCGGTCCCGCGATCGGCGAACCGTTCTGCCGAAAGAACGTGTTCAGGTTCCCGCTGGTGTCGTCGGCGGTCCAGTCCGAGAAGTTCGAGATCGCCCTCCCGTTCGTGGGGAGGAAGCAGTAGGCCGACTGACCGTAGGCCGCGGCGTTGCTCTGTGCGAGCAGGAGGGACTTCACCTTCGGATTCGGCCACGCGGTGGACGACGTCTTGTTTGAAGGGTTCCACCCCGTCGATTCGAGGACGTATTGAATGGTATTGGGGACGAGGGGGAGCGTCGAGGGCGAGCGGGTGGCGATGCCGGGAACCGCGTAAGTCCCGAGAAGGGAGTTGTTGGGGTACGCGGCGCTCCCGTAATGGAACAGCGAGCCCCCGCCCTGAGCGTACCAGTAGGCCGTCGCGTCGATCCAGAGGGCGCGGGCGACCTCCCGGAACTGTTCCATCGTCAACGATTCGACGGTCCAACTCGTGCCGTTGTTCGAGTTGTACCGAGCGACCTCGGGGGCCACGCTCGATCTGGACTTCCACGCGGCCATCGTGTCCACGTCGGGAGCGTCGTTGGGCCACGCCAGCACTTCGAGCCACGGAAACTCGAGGTTGCAGAGGCACGGCCGACGACGGACCTCCGGGGAGAGCGAGTCTACGTCGCTCCGCCAGATGTCATAAGTCTGCCCGTTCAGCGGGAGGACGATTCCGACCTCCATGCAACGAGCGAACCGGGACGCGTACTTCCGCCTCAGCCTCGACCAATCCGACCGGGACGGGTCGAAGGGATTCGGGGAAAACGTGCCCTCGACTTGACCGATGAGTCGGAATCGCGGCTGATTTCTGAACCGCTTCCGCGACTTGGCCACGAGGTCCTGCATCGAGGCTGCGAGGGTCACGTGCAGAGTCCCCCGAAGATGCCGTCGATGTTCTCGACGTCGGCGATGACCTGAAGGACGAGGTCATTAATGCCAGTGATGTCAACGGCGAGTTGGATGTTCGCGTTCTGGAGGGCGGTGAGGGAGTCCTCGACCGTGGGGCCGCCCGCGTCGGAGGCGTCGGGAACTTCGGCGGAAGTCTGCGGGCCGATGAGGACGCCGCCGACCGTAAGTCCGTTCCCGATCCAGAGCCGCCCCTCCTGATCAAACAGGGGCTCGGCCATGGACGGAGTGAGAGCCGCCCGCTCGATCGCAGGTCCGTACCGGATTTGCAGGGGCATTCGGTTCCTCCGTCAGATCGGTGAACCGTACGTCCCAAAACCCTTGTCGTTGACCGGAACTGAATAGGTTCCGAAGGTGCGGTCGCCCACCGGAGCCGCGTAGGTCCCGAAGATCCAGTCGAAGACGTCCACGTCGCCCGGAATCCTGATGGCGAAGCACCGAGCATGAATCCACGCGGCCACGAGGACGCCCGCGAGGATGCGGGACGACACCAAGACTCTCGCGTTCCGGACGATCACGACGCCAACGCCCTCATCACCTGATCGAGGCTCCCGTTGGGGATCAACACTTCATGCGAGTGGCCGTCACGCGGAACGCACCGGAACCTACGAATCTCGTGCTTGTGCCCGTCCGGGCCTTCATCAGTCTCCCCGTTGCCGGTCCGGTCGATTCGTGCGACGTGCGAGTGCGGTTGCTTCAGTCCGCCCGTGCTCAATGAATACTTTTGGAATCCACGTCGGTGCTGATTGGCCACGCGATGAACCATCAGCCTGAACCGCTCCAGCCCCTCCGGGCTCGTGAGATTGAATTGCGAGAGCGGAGAGCCGGGGCCGTCCTCGTCCCTTCCGTCCCCGAATCCGCCCCCGATCCCCTGAGGCATCGGAAGCGCCAGCAACTTCTCCCCCGGCTTTGGCTGACGGAAGCCGGTCTTCTCGCTCACCATCTCGGCCGTGACGTCGTAGCCGAGCGACTGAAGCATCTGGAACGCCTCGAGGATCTGCAGGCTCGCGGGACTCGTCTCGTCCAGCGGCATGTCGAACCGCGGCCACAGATGCTTGGGAATCCGGTTGATCTGGCCGATGACCGGGAGGATCTCACTGTTGATCGTCTCCACCAGCCCCATTCGATCGAACTCGGTGATGCGGCCGAAGGTCGTCCGCTCGTGGACCTCGCCGAGGGACTGGGAGCCGACGTCGCCCTGATCGATGATCAGCGTCGAGCCGAGGATCACCTTCGAGATCTGCCGGTCCACGTACTCGATGAACGAAAGGTACGTGTCGGCCGGGGCTCGGGTCGCCTCCTTGATCTCCAGTCCCCACTCCTCGCCCGAGGGGTACGCCAGTTCCTCGTCCTCCTGATACGCCTCGATGAGTTCGAGGGCCACCTGCTTGGCTAGGTCGTTCTTGTAGGGGTACCGAGCCACGAGCACGCCGCCGGACAGGCGCTGGAGCCACCGCGTATAGAGGTTCAGCACCACGGTCTTGAAGTAGAAGTTGGGGAAGATGTTGTCCTCCAACCCCTGACCCCAGTAGATCCGGCCCTCGTCCTGCGGACTGTTGTACGAACCACCCGAGGGGTTGTACACGTGCTTCACGAACTGCCACGGGTGGACGAGGTCCCCGTAGAACACGTTTCGTCGCGTCAGGAGGGCCAGCCGCCCGTCCTTCGAGAACACGAAGCGGTCCTTGTAGCACGGGAACATCCGGGCGATCCCGAACGTGTAGTCGTCCTCATTCAGCGTCCAGAGGACTTCCTGAATCGAGATGCCGTCGAGGATCGCCTCCAGCATGTTGCAGACGGTCTCGCTCTCGCGATACTGCTGCTTCCACAGGCGCTCGAACCTCGATGCCGCGATCGCCGCCTCGGGAGTCCCGTTGGCCGGAACCCATTCCCGGCGGAGTTGGGCCGTGGCCAACTTCCGGACGTTCATGCAACCGAGGATCTGAAGATCCTGACGCATGCGGTTGTTGGCGTCGGGGTCCCGTCTCTTCGCCCGGCTCGGGTCCTGCACGAGGTCAAGGTACGAGGCGAACATCGTGTCATAGTGGGCCGACCGATGCCCGATCGCGAAGGGCCGCGAGGGACGTACGACCAACTGCATTCCCTCGTAGGGGCTCGACGTCGCGGCGCGATACCGTTCCTGAGTCGCCCCCTCGCGTCGAGCCGCCCGGCTCTGAGCCGCCATCATCGAGTCTTGGTTGAATCGCTGCATGACGTCCATGGATCACTCCAGACCGATGGAAAACCGGTCGATGACTACGTCGAGTTCCTCGAGGGTGTAGGCCGAGTCGGGGATGGTGCGGAGGGCGTCCACCGTCGAGGCGACGGACTGCCCGGCCTCATCCGCCACCTTCTTGGCTGGCAGGATGCCCCCGGACCCTCCGGGAGCCCCGCCGGAGCCGGTGGCGGAGCCCCCGGAGGCGGAGGCAGTCGCGGAGGTCGTGGAGGCCGCGGGAGCGGCACGGGCCAGCCCTGCGACGAGAGGGGCCACGTATCTTTCATTACGCATCGTAAAAGTTCCGCTTCATCTTGCGAGCCCGCACGACTTGAGACGCTCCGTAGTCGTCGTCCGCGGGAGGGGAGTAGGGTCGGCCACGCACGATGGCCTCCGAGGAGTTGAAGAATCCGGCCGAAGGGTCCTGAGAGGCGATCCAGTCATATACGTGAGCGTGGAACGCGTGATCGGTTGACTTGATCCAGAAGAACCGGCCGTCTTCGTCCTGAGCCCGGACCGGCGACGTGATCATCCGCTCATAGGATCCGCCGAGGAGGGCCGAAAAGTTGGGAGGCTCGATCACGTCGCGTCGGACGTACGCCTGAAACACCGAGTCCATGGCCTCCGTGCGGTCGATCTGCACGTATCGCTCGCACCCGTCGCGTCCCTCGTTCGGACTCCATGAGAGGCTGCGGACGTTCTTTCCCTCCGACGCCTTGTACTGACACCGCCACACTCGGAAGGGAGCCTCGGCCTGAAACCGGAGCGAGAGCCGCTGCTCAGGTATCGCATCAATGACCGCGACGGCCACCCGGTAAGCCGCTCCGAGGAGAAACACTTCTTCGACCGTGCGGCACCGGGCCGCGTGCACGAGCCGCCTCCGGACCCTCCCCCCGTCGTTCACGTAGTCGGAGATCCGCACGTCAAGGAACGACCCGACGTCCACGCCCATGGTGCAGGGGCCTCGCACGGTCCCCGGAGCGGGGAGGAGATACTGCTCGACGCAGTCGCCCATGAGCCGCGTCGTGACCTTGTTTCCGGTTCCGCCCTCGTAGCACTCCCCGAGGTCGGAGTTGACGAAGACTTGCGTGGCCAACTCGTTCCCGATGGCCTTCCGAAAGGCTGCCCACAGGTCGTCCGCCTCGTCCAAGAGGCTGTTCATTCGGCTGATCTGGTAGCCCGACACCACGTGATTCGGGTCGCCGGTGGGCTTCCACCCGACGACGTCGCGGCGACGGTCAATCATCGTCCCGCATCCGGCGCAGCAGTATTGAACCGAACCGCCGACCTTGAGGCGGGGCTCGTAGTCGGTGACGACGCTCCCGGAGAAGATCGGCTTCACCGCGTTGTGCCACCAGTCGAGCGGCTGGACCGCCCCGCATTCGGAGCACCGATAGTGCACCTTCTTCGCGTCCGAGTTCTGATATTCGTAATCGAGGTTGTGCCGCGTCTCCGTGCCGGGAAGGGTCGGATTCCCCAGGAGGGTCTTGAATCGATAAGGCGAGCCCTTGGTGCGGTCCGAGGCGAAGGAGATCCCCTCGAGGACGCACTGGTCGAACTCGTCCACGTAGACCACGTCGGCCGGAAACTCCTTGAACTCGGCCATGGACTGCGAGGAGCCGAAGCGGATCGTCCCCCTCCCGACGTGCTTCAGGAGCACCGAGTCCGCCCGACCGACCGAGTTGGCCAGAAGGTTGGCGTACATCGGAACCTGCCGGATGCACCGGTCGATGCGGTTCGGTACGAAGATGTTCCGCGTGTCTTGCGTCGGGACGACGTAGAAGATGGAGAGGCCGACGCTCGCGTCCGCGAAGGTGCTGCAGATCATCGCCTCAGTCTTCCCCGTCTGCACCGCCGACTTGATCACCTTGATCGGGCTCGGGTCCGCGAGCACGTCGAGGATGTAGAAGAAGTCGTCGAACTGCAGGGGCTCGCCGCGGACGTTCCGGTGATGGTGCAGGGCGAAGTCGAGCGCTACGTCACGCCTCAACAAGGCCATCTTCGCCCGACGTTCCCGGCGCGAGCCCAAGACGTCGGAGGCCGGAGTCAACGACGTGCCCGAGGGTCGGGTTGACGCTGCTGATGCGGGCTCGGACCTTTGCGACGTAGACCTCGAACTCCGCCTCCGCGTCGGGCTTGCCATCATCGACCTCCAACAGGTCCCGCTCCAACTTCAGCAACTGAAGGAGTTCCGAGACGTTGTACTCTTCCTTGTCCTCCAGCCGCCTCATCCATCTCTCGATGGCCTTCCCGACCAGAATGGCCCGGTGGACCCTCTGCCGCTGAAATTCGCTCTTCAACTGCTGCTTGGCGGCCTCCATGACCTCCAGCCAGAAGTCCTCCCGCTGCTTGGTCCACTTCTCGGCTCCCGCCTTCACGTAGATGGTGGCTCGGTTGATCTGGTGCTTCGTGGCCAGTTCCGCGAGGGTGATCGGGGTCTCCGCGGTCACGTACTCCGTACGTACCATGTCCCACGGGATGTGCCGGACCTTCCCGGCGTTCGGGCTTACTGTTTGCTTCGCCATACTTGACACCGCCTCGCGTTTGTGGTAAAATCCCGATACGTGGCAATTCCGCCATCATTTGGAGCCGACCGATGAAGATTTCTTTTGATGACG